GTAGCCGAAACAGGTTGCACTTGTGCTGCGAGACCATCCCCGAAGGAGAACAAAACCTTTTGAACAATGTACAAATTCATTTGGTTGGCCCCGCCAACGTAACGCTGTTTCTTGCCACGCGCAACTGAAGGCGTCATGGCTGCACCAGCAATGGTCATGGCAGTAACGATGCCAGCCCCCAACTTCTTCGGACGCCACGACACCTCGACGGAATGCAAACGAATCATCGGAAATATTTTACAGAAACCGCCAAATGCGGGAATCTCAGGAAAAGTGGAACCGAAACCATTGATCTCAGGAGAGGAAAAGGAACAGCCTAGATGATGAATGTCTTTCGACCAGGGTATAATCTCACGCGACGAAAGGCTCACGTCAACCGACACTACGGGTTGGGTCCCGGCCGAGGTAACAGCGATCTCAGAAGTCAGAGCGACAGCGGAATCAGACATATCAATGGAATAGTACATAGGAAAGGGTTACTTGTCAACATGAAGTCTCAATGGGAGGTCAAATGTCAGAGAAGCCCCAATCGCTAGAAGGTATGGTTCGTTCGAACATGTAATTCTGCACGGCCATAGCAGCATCATCAACAAAGCTCGTGTCGTTGGAAAGCAAAGTCGGGAGTACCTCCTCTATGTAGGTGAGATAACTCGTGGGCACACGTTCGATGTCAGCGGTAGCATGTAGGCGAGTCCTTTGTCGTTCGGTCCACTGTAACTGCTTATCGGACCATTGCTTGATATCAAAGATCACCTCGTTCAAGTGAGCCTGGAACTCCAAATTCCTCTCAGAAAGCATGTATTGCAGGAGCTCAGCCTTGTTGTATGCAATAGACCACTCGATGAAGTAACCAGCCCAAACATCCCGAAGCTTACCGATCTCACGCGCTATGTACAACTTGCGCAAGAGAATCTCAGGGTCTCGAACAATACCGTGTCGGGAGACGATGAAGCCTTGGTAAGTCAGATCTTCGACGACCAACTCCTTCTCAACCATCTTAGAGTAAGGCGCGTAAACAGCCCAGTCCGACGAGATTGGATATGCATGCGGGTGAGCCTCATCATCCCCTCCATAAGCCTGCGGGGTCTTTGGGGGGATAATGGACTTCAGATGTCTCCTAGCGATGGTATGCAAAGTGTTCCACAACCAGGTGAAGATCTCGCCAGAATCTCGAGCGATTGCCAGAATGTGACGACCAAGCTCAGTATCCAACTTCGTTCTGAGGTAAAAGTCGGAGAGGTCGGATGGAGCAGAGAAAAGGTCCAAGACAAACATCTCGCAAGCCAAAGGGTTCTCATCTTGAGCTGCGTCAAAACCAGTCATATCACTCTCGAAACCGCCTCGATCATTGGGCCAATGTGCACGGAACCATGCATCAACCTGAGCCAAACTCTTCTTAGCTTGCAGTAAGATATGAGGAGGACAATTCTCAAGAATGACCTCAAGCATGTAGATGCCGAGAGGACCCAGGACTTGCGTAACCTTGTCGTGATGGATCAGTATGGTCTGAAGAGGCTTGGCGACTTCGGCTACTTCTTTCTTGACTTTGATTTGACTCTTACCAAGAGACATGTTTCTGAACTCAGGCTCCGCACGATTCAACGAAGCTTTCTTCATAGCCTCTGAACGTTCACCCCGTCTGACTTGCC